TCTTGGAACTATCAGTGGAAATGCAGGAACTATTCTTGAGAAGCATTTGAGTCTTTCGAAGGCAAAAGATGCTGAGTTCTCTGTAGGAAGTCCATCTTACTGGAGAAGTTTCCTTGCAAATAATTCAGAATATGTCTTTGGTTTAGGTTCTCCTGCAAACACTGTAAAGACAGGTTATAGTTCTGATTTTGTACTTGTCTCAAATGGTGGTTGGGATAGAGATGCAGAGGGTACTATTTTTAATGCCAATGGTTCTTCAACTGATGACCTAACAGGAGGAACAAATTATGGAGGAAAAACTGACTTAACTACATCTGGTGCTCTGACGGCAAGTATTGGAGAACTTTCTGATGGTTATGACTTGTTTGAGTCTACAGATAACTATAAAGCAGACTTCTTGCTTATGGGATCTGCCTCCAAGTCTAAGGTAGATACTCAGGCACTTGCAAATAAAGTTATTTCTGTCGCTGAACTGAGAAAGGATGCTGTTGCTTTTGTATCTCCAAGTAGAGATTCTATCATGAACGATACTGCAGCACAAGGTGAGGTAATAGTTTATAGTGCATCAGATATTACTAATAAATTAATTGAATTCTATGCTTCTGTGTCTTCATCTTCTTATGCAATATTTGATAGTGGTTATAAGTACATGTATGATCGCTTCTCAAATACTTTCAGATATGTTCCGCTAAATGGAGATATTGCAGGTATTTGTGCTCGTACTGATATTAATAACTTCCCTTGGTATTCTCCAGCAGGAACATCAAGAGGTTCTATCTTAAACGCGGTAAAACTTGCGTACAATCCAACAAAAGCACAAAGAGATCGTCTGTATTCAAATAGAATCAACCCAGTTGTATTCTCTCCTGGTGCAGGTATTGTTCTCTTTGGAGATAAAACTGGACTTGCTAAGGCATCGGCATTTGACCGCATTAACGTCCGTCGCTTGTTCATCTATCTTGAGAATGCTATTTCTGCTGCTGCGAAAGATCAACTCTTTGAGTTCAACGATGAAATTACAAGAACAAACTTTGTAAATGTTGTTGAACCATTCTTACGTGATGTTCAGTCAAATAGAGGTATTCAAGATTATGTTGTTATTTGCGATGAAACAAATAACACTGCTGCGGTGATAGATAATAATGAGTTTGTGGCAGATATCTTTATCAAACCCGCAAGATCAATTAACTTCATTGGTCTGACCTTTGTTGCCACCAAGACTGGTGTTGATTTTGAAGAAGTAATCGGTAACTTTTAATTAACTTAGAGGCTCTAAAAAAATGGCAACCAGAAACCAAATTAATAACATTCCCTTGAGGAAAATTACCGACTTCAAGAGTAAGTTGTCGGGCGGTGGTACAAGAAGTAATCTTTTTGAAGTTGAACTTGCATTTCCAACAGCAGTTGGTATTGATGCGGTAACCTTAGATAAGACAAGATTTCTTGTAAAATCAGCAGCACTTCCTGCTTCAAATATCACACCATTGGAAGTAGCATTTAGAGGAAGAACTCTAAAACTTGCTGGCGATAGAACATTTGAAACATGGACAATTACTGTCATTAATGATGTCGATTTCTCTATTCGTTCATCATTTGAAAAATGGGCAAACTACATCAATCGTTTGTCTGATAGCACTGGATCTACCGATCCTGCAACATATCAGGCAGATGCTTTTGTCCATCAGTTAAATCGTGATGGAACTATTTTGAGATCATATCATTTCTATGATATTTTCCCAACAAATATTTCAACAATCAATCTCTCTTACGATAGCGAAGCAATTGAAGAATTTACTGTTGAGATGCAAATTCACTGGTGGGAAGCAATTAAGGGAACTTCTCCGGCAGCTGGCGGAGAAGATATCAACTAAATAGTACACGGTCACAAGTAAGTTTATAAAATGGCGAAACTTTTTGGTTTTTCGATTGATGATAAAGAGAAAAAATCCAATTCTATAGTATCCCCCGTTCCTCAAACTAATGAGGACGGGGTTGATCATTATATACAATCCGGATTTTATGGTCAGTATGTAGATATTGAAGGTGTCTATAGAACTGAGTACGATTTAATTCGTCGTTACCGGGAAATGGCACTGCATCCAGAATGCGATGGTGCAATTGAAGATGTTATTAATGAGGCAATTGTTAGTGATTTGTATGATTCTCCTGTGGAAATAGAACTTACCAATGTAAATGCTGGAGATAAATTAAAGCAAATAATTAGAGAGGAATTTAAGTCTATCAAAGAGATGATGGACTTTGATAGAAAGTCGCACGAAATTTTTAGAAATTGGTATGTTGATGGGAGATTATTTTATCTAAAAGTCATTGACATTAAAAAACCTCATGAAGGAATCAAAGAATTAAGATATATTGATCCTATGAGGATGAAGCATGTTCGTCAAGAAGTTAAAGAGAATGGAGATAATACTTTAAATGGAAATTTCTCTGATGGCAGTATTCCCATAAATCATTCAAAGATAGAAGAATATTACGTTTATTCTCCTGCTCCTGCCCATAACGTTGGTTATATGGGAGCAAAGTCTAAAGGTACAGTTAAAATTGCAAAAGATTCTATTACATATTGCACCTCTGGATTAGTAGATAGAAACAAAGGAACGGTTCTTTCATATCTTCACAAAGCAATTAAAGCTCTCAATCAACTTCGTATGATTGAAGATTCTCTTGTTATTTACAGATTATCAAGAGCACCAGAACGTAGAATTTTCTACATTGACGTTGGCAATCTTCCTAAGGTAAAGGCAGAACAATACCTCAAAGAGGTTATGTCACGTTATAGAAATAAATTAGTTTATAACGCACAAACTGGTGAAGTTCGTGATGATCGTAAATTTATGTCAATGCTCGAAGATTTTTGGCTTCCAAGAAGAGAGGGCGGAAGAGGTACTGAAATTACCACTCTTCCTGGTGGACAAAATCTTGGCGAACTTGCCGATATTGAGTATTTCCAAAAGAAATTATACAGAGCTTTGGGAGTTCCAGAGTCAAGAATTGCTGCCAATGAGGGATTCAATCTTGGTCGCTCTTCAGAAATTTTAAGAGATGAATTAAAGTTCTCAAAATTTGTTGGACGTTTAAGAAAAAGATTTTCTCAGATGTTTAATGATATGCTGAGAACTCAATTACTGCTTAAAAATATAGTAACCCCAGATGATTGGGAAATCATGGAAGATCATATTCAATATGATTTTCTTTATGATAACCATTTCTCAGAATTAAAAGAGTCTGAACTTCTTTCTGAAAGATTAAACTTAGTTACGACTATTGAACCATATATTGGAAAATATTTTTCAACAGAATACGTTCGTAAGAAAATTTTACGACAAACGGATTCTGAAATTATTGAAATTGATTATCAAATTGATGATGAGATTCAAAAAGGAATACTTCCTGATCCAAATGCCCCAACGGATGAAATGGGTAATCCAATTCCTCAAGATAGTGAACAACAAAACTTGGGAGATGTTCCAATGGAACCGGAAATTGACGCAAGTTCGACTCAGGCACCAGAAATATAATAGCAACAAAATATAAATAACTTTATACTGACAAAAATTTAATGGAAGAGCTTATCGATTTGATTGCAACGGATGAATCTCCATCTGTTGTTACTGACCAGATTAAAAATTTATTATACGCAAAAGCAGCAGAAAAAATTGAAAGTCAAAAGTCTTCGGTTGCTGCATCATTATTTGCAGACCCTGAAGCAACACACGAGGAGGAATAATGGGAAGAATTTTATTAAAGGGAACAGAAATTCAAGTTCCAAATACAGTTGGTGCTGGATCTAGTTTTAGTGAAGCTACTGTCGTTCGCTTGGCAAATCCAAGTACAACTGATTATGTAATTACAGTATCTGAAACGAATGCTGGTCCCACGATTGGAACTTTTACTATGTTAGCCAATACGACAGAATTGTTAGAGAAGCAACCATCGCATACTGTTCATGTTAATACCGGAACAGATGTCTTAGGAACAAAAGTAGGATTTACAGGATAATCAAATGAAACTCATCACAGAAGAAGTATCAAACGTAAAAATTATTACCGAAGGCAAGGGTGCCAGTAAGAAATTATACATTGAGGGTGTTTTCCTTCAAGG